AACAGCCTCAGGAACAAAGGACGCATTCGCAGTTATCAGCATTGCCGAATGCCAGTCTGACGCACCCGCGAAAAAATCAGCAGGACGGCGAAGCATGTCAACAGGTAACACGCGTAATTTGTTACCGTAACGAAGTTCAACACGCAGCCAGGGATTGTTTGCAGCCTCACCAAAAAGCTGATCACCTTTTTCGTAGACGTTCGTTTGTTTTCCTGCCTCTTTACTGCCGAAATACAACGACCTGGAGCGCCCATTCAACCAGTCCCCAACGCAGTTACTTTTGAGCTTACGCCCTGACACGTTACACAGACCGGACTCGTATTGATGCACCACCGCATCAAGACCCGACTTAGACCCCGTTGGCAGCTCACAGGGTGACTCGTAACCCTCAAAAAAATCTAGGGCCAGATCACACCGGGTTATTAAACCGTTGGAATCCTGGACGATCTGCGCTACACGTTCACGCCAGCCCTTAGACGCAAACGTACACGCCGCGCCGTAAAGATTTGTGTGCAGGGTTTGAGCTTGTGCGTTCTGGCGTGGACTGTCACCCGAAGCCAGGAAACCAACCCACCCACATTCAACGCCAACCCGTTGGATCGACCAGCGGAACCGGTAGAAATCGTGCCCTTTTCGTATCTCAGGATGCACAACAAAATCAGAACCGAGGGCAACCGCTACCGACTCAGCCAAGCCGAGAGCTTGAGCAGATGCCGAAAAATCATGATCTGGCAACGAGGCTAGCACCTTCGCAATTTCCTGATCTCTATATTGATCATAGTTAACCGCGAACGTATGACGACGATCAACCTCCAGCTTGTAAACGGCAGCAGCTGGAGCAGGAAAAAGCGCATCAACAGAAGGAGCTGGAGCGTTCCGCAGGAGCGTAGTAAAACGCAACCAATCGACATGAACCAAAGAACCGGATTCTGTTCGTTCGGCCATAAGCCGTAGCTTTGTCTCAGAACCTTCGAGCACCAAGGGATTAGGCCGAGTCATGACAGCTCACCTCCTGACACACTCAGTACAGAAGATACGTTATCCCCGTGATTACCATGGGGGGTGCTTCGCACGCCAGCGCCGCCGCTGGCTCGTTCCTCGCTCATCGACGGTGCAGCCGCGCAATGCACGCCAGCACCGAACAAGCAAATAAAGGCCATGGCCTCTAATTGCGAGTCAGTCAGCGAAGCGCGCAAACCATCAATCAAATTTTGAATTTCTGTTGTCATGATCAACGGAACCCAACACAAGCGACAGCCCAACCGAAGCAGGACGAACGGCCCGAATCGGCCAGGGCGGACGCAACAGAACCGGATGCAATGCAACAAGGCGCATCTATCGGATATTGCGACTCGTAACCCTCGCGCAAACCAGCCCCCGCATACAACGGAAGGTCACCAGTTACACAGGTGAACGGTTCCCGGTTGAAGCGCGGTTGAGGAAACAGACATAACTCAGTATTCCCCCCCTGAACCGTGAGGCTTGGAGTCGTCGAACCTGAAACCTCAGCGGTTGACTCAGGGGGGGAAAACTTGATAGCGTTGTACTCAGCCAACGCTTTTTTTAATTCGACTCTGGCAAGGATGACCCGGCAATGGGCAGCGACTAGGCCGGGCTTGCGGGTTGATTTCTTGATCATGGTGACGACTCCTGATACAGTGGTTTGGAAGGTTCTTTTTTGTCTCTAAATAAGAGACAGCACAAATGTATCCTAAACAGAACCAATAAAAGGTTGACCTATGACAAACCGACCAGTTTTTTTAGATGAATTGATAAATAAAGCCAGCAAAGCAGCCGGAAACGATTCACGACTAGCGGAACAAATTGGCGTAAATCGTCAAAAAGTCAGCCAATGGAGACACGGTCACCAACCATGCCCACCCGCAGACGTAGCACTAATGGCGCACATTGCCGGGTTAGATGCCGAGGCTTGGACAGCTCGCGCCGTGATCTGTCAGCACGAAGGAACAGAGAAAGGGAAGCTATTGCAGCAAGCCCTAAAAAAAGCATTGCTAGCGACTGGAGGGGTGATAGGTTTATGTGGGCAGACAGCAGCCGCAACCGTTGAAACCGCTTTCGACTTTATACGATGTATATTCTGTTTAGCTAAAAGCTATGGGAATCGAAGCCTGATTGACCGTGTTTATTAGGGTGAAGGTTTGGATTTATTTGATAAGCGGAAAGAGCACATGGCCAACGCCGGGATGATCCCCCTGATTCTATGGACTCGAAAGCAGAGTGTTTTAAGGGTTGGTTTTGGTACGCCCTAGGGGGATACACCCAAAGCACGCCACCAGTTTACGCTTCGCTACATGCTTCGCATAAAACCATCATAGTTTTTCGTTACAGTGACGAAATTAAACAGTATAAACAGTTTATACAGTTTTAACCATTTTCGTTACAGTGACGAAATTAAACGGTATAAACAGTTTATACAGTTTATACAGTTTACACTGTTTTGTGGCATGATTATTGCCCAAAAAAGATAGCAGCAGATGCACTATTTTAAAGGGTTGATATGGCTTTTTGAGGTGGAGTTGACTGATTTTCAAAAGTTGGCTGATTTGGATGATTTTGGGTTTGATGCCCTGAATCAACACTTGCCATTTTGTAAGGGTCAAACGGTGGAGACTTCAACCAGTCCCGACAATCATCACTCGATAGGCCAGAATCCCTCCCCTGTTGATTTATGCACTTACAACTATCACCAATGCACAGACCGCCCACAATGACCGGCATGACAGCGACAACACGCAACCCGTCATAGGCCGGTGCAGACTCGGGCCGGGATGCTACCCGAGGCACAAATTGATTAAACTCATAAGGTGACGTAACAGTGACAACATTGGGCTGAAACGCAGGAGCAGAAGCACCGACCAATGGCTTACTTGCCACCGGCGACGATGACACAACGCCAGCTGGAGCCATTCGACCGCTGACAGCCTTGTATGCCATCCACACCATGACCGCCGTGACCAGCAAGGCGAGCACCATAACCCCCAACATCCAGGGCACCGACCGAACCGGCTTGATGTGCTCAGATGCGCTTTTGTACTTACCGAAAATGGCTTTAGGCAGCTTGTACCGTTTTTTTAGTGGTGCAGTTTTCCAAGTCGTAGCACATTGGTCAGCACACTCAGGCCACTCATACCACCAACGCCCCAACATGCCCAAATCACGAAGATGTACATGCCGACCAGCCAGCCCCCGGACGTTGGAATCAATGAGCCTAGGCGATTGAGTAATGACGTAGAAATCCAATCCCCGATGGCGATGAGTCTCTAACGCTGCAATGTCTGGAGGAACTTTAGAACCTGGGCCACGTGGCCGCCAAACCCGCTGCACCTCATCAATGACCACGATGGAGCCATCAGGCACCACCTCAGGCCATTTTGTTGCATCTTCCAGGTTCACATGATCAATGGACAGATCGGGGATGCCGTTGACATAGATCGCCCTTGTCTTAGACAACTCAGAGAGCAGCGACACCAACGCGGCTGTCTTGCCAGTGCCAGGAGCGCCCGTAATAATGGTAATCATGCACCCGCCCCAGCAGTCTGTAGCGCAAACTTCTTCATGACGAGCCAGGACAAGCCAGCAATCAAACCGCCTGACATGATGGACATCGCATCAAAGAAGCCAGCAAGGACGAGCAGTTGAAGCACATCACCCGTAATGCCCATGAACCCGGCTTTAGCCGCATTCAAAGCACCGCCGAGCGCCTCATTAGCGCCTACATAGGTAACAGTACCCAGACCCAGGGAAGCGAACACGCGAGACACTAAAGGCCATGTAATCGAGGCTAACCAACCGGCAATATTATCCATTTTCTAATCCCTTTTTCCGATGCCGAGGAACGCAAGCGCAGCCGACAAATAAGCAAACCCAATAAGAATTGGATTGATCATGTTTGCAAAATCACACAGGATTGTGAAAGGCATAGAAATTGATTTACCCATGATCACGGCAGTCCTAGGCGCAGGACACGCCCCACCCGTTGGCCCCCATCCTGAATCTTTTGTAATCATCAGGTTTCGCGTTGTGTTCTTAAGATCAACAGGAGCAAGCTCACCGAGTACAGGTTTTTGACAAGCCAAAATATCAGGGTAGAGATCACACAGACCCGGTGTTTCAGGTGGCAGATCAGGGTTAACAGTTGTCGTGGTTGAAGTCGTTGTGGTGTTGGTCACAGGATTGTGATTTGTCACAGTTGACGAATTCGTCACATTGATGTTATTGCCCTGATAGGTAATATTCGATTTGTCCGTTGTGGTTTCAACTGTGCCATCAGGATTTGTTTTTGTGGTCACTTTTGGGGATGAAGTCGTAGCAGGCCCTGAAAGTTGGGTTAGGGATTCGTCAATTTCAAGAGGGATGCCAGCCTCTAAACCGGCTTTAATCGTACGCTCAACAATGCCGCTAGGGATACCTGTCTCCATAGCCGCATCTATTTGAGACATTAATTCTCTCTCTGATGACTCAGTAATCTTACCGCCAGGGACAGACCTGGAGACAAACGATTCCCGGCCTAAATAACCATAGGCCGGATGACTAAAATAACAATGTGTTTCGCTGCAACCTGTCACAGTCGTCCCCGCGCCCAGGTGGGAATACCCCACAGCAGCATATAAGTCAGCAGCGGCAACAGGCGTACCAGCCCACTTCACGCCCCAACTTGAAATGGTGTATTCGGTTTCAACAGTTTGAGTAACTTTAGTGACTTCTAAACTGGAGTCCTCCGGTTTGTATTTGACGTTATAGCCTTGAACCGCCTGGAAAAGATCATAAGCAGCCACCGCGACCCCGACAGGCCCGGCCACTTTTGCAAGGGCAACGGCTAATTTTCCCGTAGCTTGAGCCGCAGGGGTTAATTTTGAAAGCACAGAGATAGGCTTACCGTCAATCATCACTTTAGACGGAACAGTAACGAGGGCACGACCCGTAGCCGGTGCATCTATCGTAAATGGGCCACCGGATGACGCAGTAGGCGCAGAGCCATTCACACGTATGTTTTTGACATACTCACGCCAAGAAGAATCAGCCAATATTTTTTGCGCCGAACCAGAACCGTCTAACGCATAAACTCCAGCTTGAGAAGTCGCACAGACGAGGATAAGAACGCCGAGCGTTAAATACCGCTTACGATAATCCATGCAGACCCGATTATGGTAATGAATGGAATTAAGAAATCAAGATTCGTTAGAGTCATTTTTTGCACCATCACGAACAATACGAGCAATAAACATCATTGCCCAAACGCCTAGCCAAATAGCCGCAACTGACCAGCCAACAGTTAATCCATCCTGGGCAGTCATCCCAAATTCAGCCGTTGATTCTTCTGTTGTCAAAAGTATATGAGTGCCAATACTACACGTATATTTGCCATTGACGAGCGTGGCATTAGCAAAAGACCAAGCGACTGGAGGCATTGTTAAAGTGCCGTTGTAGTATGTTCCAGCCGCTTGTATTGCGGGTGGAAATGCCGACTGCTGCAAAAGAATACAAGCCGCCATTACAGACCCTTACGAAGAAATTTGTAATAGAAATGGACAACCCGCGCCCCGAAAACCGCCCCGGCAATGAACCCAACATTCGCCACCATTGCAGTTAAAAGAGGCACGAGCGCCACCACTTTAAAGACCTTTGCGCAGGAACTTGAAAGCGAACACAGCCACCAACGCAGCCAGCACCAAACCGGCAACGGTCAGCGCATCCGTTGACAACCCAGTCAGCGCAGTAGTCACCGCAGCAGGAACCTCGGCCATAGCCGAACCTGCGACAGTTGTCAAACCAGCCACCAAAACACCACCAGAGATTTTGTTCATACGAACTTTCAAAAAAACACACCGCGAATTTACGGCCCATAGCGCCCAACCTGGGCAAGACGCTAGAGGCTGGAAATTAGTAATCGTTTATGGTGCCCAACCGGTCAAGGTCAACGAGCTGAACCTGTTCACCGAATTCGCCGTAATCCGCCGCGAGCTGCAAAGCCCGTTCAAGGTCATCAACGACACCACCCCCGGCAAATTTCAGCGAAGGCACCCATTCAACATCACCACCCCCACAAGGCACCAGGAAGCGCCCGCTTGACATGGATTGAATGAGCAGGCGCATACCCTAGCCCTTGATCGACGATGCCACTGTTGAGGGTTTAATCCCCAAAAGGGTTAGCTTGCTACTGTTGTCAGCTCCAGCCACCACGTCAAAATCACACGTACAAGGCAGGCCGCTAGCTGGCCAGGAGTTTTTGAAATTCGTCCATTTATCAAACTCGGACGCATCTCCAAATTTAAAAGGACGAGACACAGACCCGATTGAGCGCCCCGCGCTGTTTTCGGCAACTTCAACGATCAAATGAAACGTCGTGCTTGAGAAAGCCTTCCCTTCATAATCGCCCTTGGATTCTTTAATCCCTGTACAAATAGCCGGTGCTGTAAATTTCATTTAGATACTTTCGCGCTCAGTTATGAAGCCAGGGCAGGGGTGAGCGAATCCCCGCCAGCCGTGAAATATTGACCAAAGGCCGACGAAAAAGCAGCCTGTAATTCTTTTGGAGCAAATTTGTTTAAACGTCCTGGCAGTTTTTTGTTGGTGACAACCTCAAGGAAGTCAGACCCCAGGAAATCCCAGGCGGCCGCAACCGAAGGCGCAGCCACATCGAGCAACCATCGCACGTTTCGAACAACCTCAGCCTTAACGGTTTCTTGTGGCCTACGTTCTTCACAACGGACAGCCTCAGGAACAAAGGACGCATTCGCAGTTATCAGCATTGCCGAATGCCAGTCTGACGCACCCGCGAAAAAATCAGCAGGACGGCGAAGCATGTCAACAGGTAACACGCGTAATTTGTTACCG